CATCGTGCATACTGATTGAATGAATCAAAGTAGAATGATCGTGGCGAGTTTCTAAAGTCTCTGCAATCTTTTTCAAAGACATCAAAGTATTATGTCTTACCCAATAGTAATACATTGAACGGGCATCCACTACATCCCTGTATCTTATGCTTACATCTATGTCAACATTTAATTCAGTATTGATAATGTTTTTTACTTCTTGAATGTCCATAGGAACTTCAATTCTTTTAGGGCGTTCTAATCTTGCTTTTAATAGTTTGTTTTCGGTTAACTGGAGACCGTATCTTATTTTTAAGTTTTTATGGTCATTTAATAAAGTGCCATACATTCTTCTATATTGGCTTTCGGTGTAGTGGATTGAATCTGCTTGAGTTGTCATTGTTGTTTTTCTTTTATGTTGTTTAAGTATTCTTCTAATTCGTTGCAATCTAATAAATATTGGCAGTAATTCAAATCAAATCTTTCCATTAATTTATTTTCCTGCCAAACCCACATCAACTTACCTTGATTTTGGTATTTTGAAGTTGGGAATTTTTCTTTAATTATGTCTATTATTTTATCCATTTTTCAGTTCTTGTATATTCATTGTTGTAATATCGACCACTTGCCAAGTCATAGCTAAATATTGCTTGGCTTGTTTCTCCCCAGTGCGAGAATTTAACTTTGAGAATGTTCACTATCGTTTGCCCTGAAGCAAAGTCCCTGTAAACAACCAAACCATTGTCAGACTTATTGTAGAAGTTTGACGAACCACTCACATCGTATAAGCTTGGAACTTGGTAAATGTCTGAGTCTTTTATTTTTTGCATCTTGGTAGGGTGTGCCACAATAAAACAATGGATATTCTCAACCTCGCAAAATTGTGCAATCTTGTCCAAACTTTCTCCAATGTATTTCGTCTCATTACCAGTGTACTTATGCTCTAATTTATTCCAAGCATCAATAACAAAGTAATCTAAACCAAATCTTCTCTTTAATATCTTGACTGATTTTAATATTGATTCTATTGTAAAATCCTTTTCGGGTTTAATAAAGAAAACTTCAGAGTCTAAATAAGTTCCTACCTTTTGAACTTCTTCCCAAGTCATTTTATTATCGCCATCCCAAGACTTTCCTAATATTTTACGAGCCATCTTTGAAAAGTGTAGTTGTGTAGGTTTGTTTTCAGGCGAATAAAATGCACCTTTCCAACCTGCTTGTCGGTGTAAACTCAAACAAATATAATCTAAGAAGTCTGACTTTCCATGCGATGGTATTCCTGTTACTGTTGTGATATATCCTTTTACGAATCTTAAATTAAAATTAGGGATGTGAGTATTAACACCTTTGTCCAATCCATTTTGATATAGATCAAAAATGTCATCCCCAATATCTGAGATTGTAAAACTACCCTCTAATGGAAAATCTTTTACATTCTTAACCGCTTCTCTAAATCGGTTTACATCTTCTTTGATTAAGTATTCGTTTGCATCCTTGCAACCGTCAAACTCTAAAAAGAAACAATTTTCAACCCCAAGCCTATCGCAAAGCTCTTGTCTTAACTTTCTCCCTGGAGTGTCATTGTCTAATGCTAAAATAAACCTTTTACCCTCTAATGAATCCAAACAATTATCTACATAGTTCAAATTGTTATTAGTTAAGGTTGCACCATTTGGAACACTGATGACATTTAAAATGCCACACTCAATAAATGTTAAGGCATCCATTTCGCCCTCCACTATAAAAACATCGGTGCAGGATTTTAAACAGTCTAAATTGTAGAATATTAATTCGCCATCTTTAAACATCTTGAAGTCTTTGTCTTTGCCCCTGTACTTTACATTTATTAGTTTCTCATCTCTAAAATAATTAAATTGAATAGTATCTATTTCTTTCTGAGCCTTTGGCATCCATTCTTTCCCGTCAGTTACTTTAGCATTTTGCAAAGTTCCTTGAGATATCTTACGAGCTTCAAAAAACTTAATCACTAAATCTGACAAGTCCGTTTTGTTTTTCCATTCAGGAACTTTGTATTCAATGTTTCTTTCTTCTTTCAATTTGCCTTTATGTCCGCAATGGTTACAAAACCAAACCTCTTTATCTAAATTAACTGAAAGACATTTATCAGTTTTCTTTTTGCGTTCTTGCGAACACACTGGACAAGTAGTTTGCACCTCTCCTGATGTCTTACTTGTTTTTAATTCTATTCCGTAGTCTGAGTATGTCATAGTTTATCTTGGTAATGAGTTTAAGTAATGCGGTTTATTTGGGTTTTCAATAATCTTCAAATATGGGAATGTATTTCTAATTTTGTTTTTCCAATTTTCAATATAAGTATTTTTACCGTCTCTCCATTTATTATCCACCCATGAATTATATTTAGCCTGTATTGAATAATCATATTTTATATCGTACTGCTCAAATGTTTTAACATATTCAAAAAATTCACAAAACTGTGGTATTGTTTCTTTGTTTATTTGTTCATTGTTTACTTGTTTATTTATACTATCAATGCTTTCATCTTGCTTTGTGCCATGCTTTGCACTATGCTTTATCATTGCTTTGTCTAATGCTTTGGTAGTTGCTTTATTAAAATTTGATAGGGCAATTATATTGCTTGAGTATTGATTTTTAGATTTTTGAACCATTTTTATAAACCCCCATTCAACCAAATCATTTAAGGCATCAATATAAGTATTATAAGAATGAACTCCAATAGCAGATTTGACCATTTCAGTTGGTAAACCAAACTTTGGCATCCAACCTAATCGATTGCAATGCTCAATTGAAAAAAAATATATTGCAGTATGCACTGGCTTAATCTTCTCAGGATTATCAAAACACCAATCAAACCAATTTCGGGATAATTCGTAACTATTCATTTTTTATGTAAAATATAAAATCCCCCGATTCTTAATAAATAGCAGTTCCGTCTCAAAGATATGCTACCTAAAAAGGTCAGGGGATTCGATTTGTAAGATTTAATGTTCATTTGAGACGGAACAACATTGCAAATATAAACTAAATATTTAACTTTCCAAATTTAATTTATAAGTAAATTCTTTTTTATCCAAGTTGCCTATTCGTGCGCCCACTCTTTCAATCTTACCTTGTTCGTGTAGAGTATTAAAACTTCTGCGATAAGATGTTATGGGCGTTCCGTGAGGCAATACATTTGCATTATACATTAGCCATGCGCTATTCATACCGTTAGGTTTAAAAGCGTTTAAAATTATTTGGTCTTGCTTCAATGTTTTTTCTTTAGAAGCTTGCAGTTCTTTGCCCGATTCTTTGATCGTGTTGAAAAACATACCGATTTTTTTAACTGTTATTTTCATTTTGAATTTTTTTAAGTTCTTTTTTGATCGTTTGTCTCCACTTGGCGAAACTCTTGGATGTTAGAATCTCAGCTCTAATGTTGTTTAGATGTTCAAGACAAACACCCTCAAGCGTAATGCCTGAGGATAGTTTGTTTGGGTTGTTAAGTTGTTGTAAGTTCATAATTGTTTAATTGTTTTCTAATGCAAAAACTTGTTTAATGTTATTGGCTACTTCATAAGCCTCCTCAAATGTTTCATATTGCTGGATATTAATCTTTAAAGTATTAGGCAATAACTCACCTAAACCGTCTAAAGCATTAGTCATCATTTCAATGAAATATATTATTTGCATTGGGTATTCGGTTACATAAATTTCTTGCTCAATAGTTACTACATGAGGGTATAAATCAGTTGACATTTCAGCCAATAAGTAAGCATAAATACTCTCCTTTTTTTCAAAGATATCTACTAAAAAAGTTTCTTCTTCAAAAGCATTGGTGTCAAGATTAAGAGTAAGTTCATACTTGAACATTGGGATTTCGTTAATTTGTTGTTTGGAATCTAGCATATTATTATTTTTTAAAAAGGTAGGTCATCGCTTGTTTCAATTTTATTCACTTCCAAAGCAGGAGGCGTGTCGCTCCAAACTCGTTTGAGGTTACCAAGATAAACTTTCTTAGTCTTAGCTTGTCTTTCCTCTTGAGTCTGAGAGATTGTTAAACCTGCGATGTTTCCGTACTGGTCAGCCTCGTTGTTGACTGCAATTTGAATGTTTAAAAACTTAGCGGTTGAACCGTCTTTAAGTTTCTTTTCAACGATTTTACTTTTGTCAATTTTTGATAGGTCGATTGAACCTGATAGGATTTCTGCCATGATTTATAATTTAATTGATTTAATTGTTTCGGTTAAAAGGTCTTTGTCTTCTTGGGGAACTTCAAATTTAAAGATGTTCAAATCCTTAAACTCTTCGTTTGGGAGGATATATGGGATTTCTTCGTTCATTGCACTTCCTAACCAATAGTATTTATATAGGTCTTGAGCATCCACGTTTTGTGCTTGATGTTTGATAAGTCCAAGGTCATTTTCATAAGGGCAATATACGATTAATTCTGCAAATTGTTTGTCTAATAAAATAGAATTAGAAACTAATTGCCAGTAGTATTCAGGTCGCTCGTATTTAAAAGTTTCTATGTCTTGAATGTCAACCAACTCTACGAACGATTTAAGGGTAAACGGACACTTTATGTCAATAACCGAGTCAATCGTGTAACCGTCAGGACTTCCACACCAATAGTCAAACTCGGGATGTTTAATCGTTTCGTCTGATACAAGAGAATACTCAAGTCCTAATTGATTAAAAACAATTCCCTCAAGTAGATGCCCCCATGATGTTGGCTTTGATGTTGTTTCGTTGCTTAATGACCTGCCTAACCGTCTCTCATATGAAAGTTCGGTTAGATAGGTTTCTTTCGGCTTCTTGCTTCCCATTAATTTATGGATGTTTGAAGAACTGATATTGCCGATTCGGTTTTTATTTAGTTGGATGCTCATAATGATTCTAATGTTTTAATTGCCTTTGAATAGGATTTGTATTCTTTATTTTGAATAATGCGCTCAACCATTGTAGTTATATTTATAGATAAGTTTTCTTGTTTAAGGTTAAATAAATCTATTAAACGAGCTTCTAATTCTAAAGGATCGGGATCAGAAGTAAACGGCATCGTATCCCGTCTATTTAAGTCAGCCCCAAACAATTTGCCAAACATATCACAGGCATCCTTAATGGCTAAAGTCTTTGCAATCGGATAAGCCATTGACAAAGCTCCGTTATTAATGTTACTTAAGTCAGCAGGAGAAGTTCCTTTTGCAACTTGTAATTGAATAGCACCAATTCCATCGTGATACATCATTGTTTCTTCTATTGGATGGTAGTAATGAACTCTGACTGAAACCCATACACCGTTAAAAGAAGTCCCTTGACCTGTTATCTCAATTTGATACTTCTTAAAAATTTTTCTAAGCATGAACTCTACTTTGTCGATTGGGATATACTTGTGTCCTTTGACATAAGGGTGGTCTTTAACCCATTCTTTCTTTGGCTCTTGATTTAACAAGAGATTAAGTTGGTCATTCTTGTAACTTGCTATTGAGTTACTTTCGTGTAGGTCTTGAATTGTAGGGAGGTTACTCATAAACTTATAGGTTTAAAATTAATTTGATTTCGTTAAGTTTTAAGTTAAAAGTTTCTTTACTTATTTCAGTCACACCGCATACGGTAGCGGTTGAAATGTAAACCCTTTTAATACTTGGATTGTCTATGTTTATTTCTAGCGCATACTCATCATACAATAAAGAATAGTATGCAGAACCTGACTGCCAGTAGTTAGGCAAGTCGATTTCTTCTTTGATTGTTTTTATTACTGTAAATTTCATATTATTTGTATTGTTCGTGATTTTCGTAAAGTTCGTTCATTAAGTCGCAGGAAAGTAATTCAAGGCACATTTGGTACTCAATCCATTCTCTGTTTTCGTCAGACCAATTAGCCTGGTCTTCACTGTGTAACTTTCTAACGCCTGAGAACTTAACTCCTTTAAATTGAAAGTCATAGTTAAAGTGTCCGAATGCGTTACAATAAAGATAATTGATAAAGATGTCTTCGCCTGAGAACTCGTATTCCTCCTCAAGTTCCTTAAACTGTTCTTCAGTAAAACAAGTATTAACTAAATTGTTAAAATGCCAATTGTTTTTTGGTGTGTATGTCATACGATTCTAATTAAAAGGTTAAACACATAAACGAATAATAGGGCAACGGTAAATAAACCGAGTGCGATTGTTTTTAATTTGTCTTTCATGGGATATTTAATTTGATTTGATGTAATAGCAAGGAACAGTCATGTTTTCTTTATCTTCAGGAGAAACAGCCCCATCTATAAATGCCCCTTTACCAAATATTTTTTCAATTTGTTCATCCCATATAGTAGCATCATATTCAATTACTAAACAAGCCATAGGGTCTCCTATTGTTCTTGATAAAAAAATAGAATTATTATGGGTTCTTTGCGTAGTATGGTATTTACTATACACCCATAAATGATTAATTTTTGCTTTTAATGACCTTTGATAATCTTCTGTCGTTAATTTAATTAGTTTCATAATGTTATAAATAAGTAGTGCAAAGATATACCAATAATTGACAATTTAAAACTATAAAGTAATTATTTTTAGTAATTAAGTCTAAGTGTTTAAAAATCAAACGATTATTTTTTAGAGTGTATCGTCTTGACCGATAAAACCCACACAAAGAACCGCCCCGATAAGGTATAAAAGTAGGTAAATCATAAGTTAGATGGATTACGTTCACATTCCCCCTGGCATCTGCATTCAAAATGTGAAGCTTCAAAGCAAGTATGTTTGTCTATTTGCTTGTAAGTCCCCTCGTTAACTATCATGTGAAGTAAAATTGAATAATTGGCGAGATCCAAAATAGAATCCGATATACTTTCGTTGTTTACTTTGTCTGAATGGAATAAGTTTCCTAATCTCGAAACTTTTACTGCGATTAAGTCTAAGGCTATTTGTCGAGCGTTAGTCCCTGAGATAGCTCCGCTTAGTTTAAAGTTGCTGAGGCGGTCTGCATTTGCGTAGTCATCGCCCTTACTGAATAAGGTATGCTCCATTAGTTTAGTCAACTCCTTAAAATGTTGTTGTTGTTCTTGTAAGTTCATATTTTGTTGAATTTATAGGCAGAGTAAAACATTGCAATTGTTAAAATGATTCCAAAGATTAAACCAATCTTGAATCGATTCCACCACTTAATCGGTTTAATAATTACTTTGGTTTTAAACTTATGTTCGTAGATGGTATCCTTTTGACTTACAATTTGAGTCACTTCTCTTTCTTTCCACTTTATATAAGTCACAACCTTAATTCCGTTTTTAAGCGTAGTTATCGTATCAACCTTATTGATTGTATCAAACTTCACAAATGTATCGTGTGTGAAGCCCCTAACCGTGTCATAACGGGTAATGGTTGAATCTGACAAGTAGCCCCATTGTTTCAACTTGTTTATTTTTCGTTCTGCTCGGTAACTTTGGCATGATGCCAGTAAGAAGATTATTAAAATTAATTTATATTTCATTTTATTGGTTATGTTTTTTGTCAACTTATTAGTTTGTATTCGGATAATTTCCGAATTAATGTGTCATATATGGCACTATTGTTTGTGTTTTTGTATATTTTACTGCTTATTGTATGTTATTGTGCAGTATGTCGCACTTATTATTGCAAATATGTTTCTTTGTAGTATTGTTCTGCTGATATATCTAAGTCATTATGAGGGTAATAATTTACCTTTTTAGCATTATACGCCGTTTCAATTTGCTCTTTCTCCATTTCTAATGCTTGTTCTATGGCTTGAATAGTAATTACTCCTTTGTCTACATAGTCATTAAATAACCACTCGACTGCGGTTTCTTTATTGCTCATTTAAGTAAGTTTTTAATTGTTAAAGGTAATATCCCCTCAGTCATCAAAGGTTTAATAGTTGACTTTTGAAGATTTGCAAAGGATACAAATTCAGTTTGTCCAAAGTGGATAGTATAACGCCACTCGTATTCAACCGTTTTGATTAATGAATACTTTTTTTTAAGTTCACTTTCAATAAACTGGATGTAATCTTTCTCGGTCATTTCACAATGAATTTAACTCCGTCAATTTCCACCGATTTAACCGTCTTTTTTCTGACTTGGTCGTAAGCCCATTGGGTAGTCTTCCCATTCGCAAGGGCAAAGTTTCTTACTGTTATTAAGTTCTCAATCATTCCACAATATTACAATTTAAAAGTTACAAAACAAAATATTATTTTGAATCGCAATGTCCGATATTATCTGCATTAAGATATAAAAAGGGGTTAATGTAGGATATTATACGCATTTGCATTCACAATTCTTGCAAATATTGTGACATAAAAAAACCCCCCATTACTGAGAGGTCTTCTTACTTATGAAAAAACAACAACTTATTACTCTTCAAAGATAATTATATTTTTGGATAGTTTCCTATTTTTTCTTTGTTATTTAATTGTTTAGTTGTCAACCCGAATGTCTTTTCAAAATGCGGATAATCTTTAAAGGTTCTAAAATTGCCACCCCAAAACCATCCGTACTTTTCAAATATCTTTACAACTTCCATCCAATCTGCCTGACCGTCTTTGTCAAAGTCCTTACCACGTTCCCATGTTGCCTTACCATCCACGATCAAAACAATGTCAATTGCTAAGCCAAAATTATGAAACGATTGTCCGCCTTTTGCATTGGTTACAACTTGTCCTTTAATTGAGCGACCTTTAGAATATAAAGCGTTCTGCTCTTCAATAGTTCTTAATGTGTGCGAGAAACGGCATATAACCCCATTAGAGAGCGTTTGACATATCTCGGAGTATAAAGCCTTAGCCTCTTCTTTTATCTTCGGGTGTAGAAGCTCTATTCGGTCTAAAGTTATTTGGTCAATCATGGCTTATAAATATCTTGTTCTTTTTTGTACTTAGAATCTATGTAAAGTTGCAATAAGCCTAAAGCTCCGAGCCAACATTGAAGTGCGAACTCCACATCCTTTATTCCTATTTTACCGAATAGCATAGGCAAGAAAGTTGCACCCCCGATATAAATCATAATCTTCCTGGTTATACTTAACCATTTTGGTGTGTTTGTTTTTCTTAACGACATTTTCCTTGCCCCCTATACTTCTTTGCTGGTTTATTATTTTTTGAATGGATTCCTTTTCCATTCTTTTTCGCTTTCTTTCTGAAAGAATTTGTTATTGTTTTTACTTTAGCCATTTATTTTTGATTTTAAATAATAGTACCTAATTGCGAAGACACCTGAGACAATTGCTATAAGTCCCGCAAGTAAACTTACTATGGGTTGCATAAGGGAAGAGTAGTGGGCAATAGTGCCGAGTACACTTGTAGTTAGTAGTAGGTCAGCTATATTATCATTCATGTGTTTCATATGGTATCGGGTAGTTTACAGTATTCAGAGTCGGGAAACTTAGCGCAAAAAGACTTTAAGTATAAACTTTCATCACCACTAAAGGTATGCACTCCACACGGATTCGGGTAAACTTCAAAAGGTTTAAACTCAATTGGTGGTTCTGAATAAAAGAGAATATCAACCGCCCATTTATTTGATAGGTTAATACACTTTCCTTCTTGGTCTGACTCTAAACAAATAAAACCAATTTCAACAACTGCACAATCTTTGTAAGATGTTATTTCGCCATCAGGTGTAGTGCTTGTTTGTTCTATTAGTTTGCGTAATGTTGTCCATTCGCTTGGGGTAAATTCATATTTTGCGAAAGTTTTTTTCATTATATATATTTATATGTTAATCCTTTAATATGCGGTATATTTCCTTTTAAATGAGAGCAAACCATAACCGAAGATAATTTAATTTTACGCGCCACATCCGATTGACAAGTAAATAATTCTTGTGTTTCATTACAAATAATTGTACGCAAATATTTTTTAGTTCTTAATCCTGTTTTATAAGAATGATGCATATTTTCTTTGCTTGTACAAAATTCTAAATTAATAATATTATTATTTAATTTGTTTCCGTCCTTGTGGTTTATTTGACCTTGCCCAATTAAAAATGTTTCAGCAACTAATCTGTGAATTTTATTAGCTTTTACTGTCCCATTTTTACATAACGAAACACGGCAATAACCCAAATGGTCAACAATGGTTTTTATTACTTTACCTTTCCATTGCTTTGTTTTGTTGGCATTGTATGATAAAACTCTATCAACACCTTTGACAACTCCGTTGTCTGAAATTTGGTATAATCCCTCATACCCTTGAATATCTTTCCAATTTTCCATAATATTATTATGGTGTAAAGTTACACATAAATTCGTATTATAACAAATTAAAAAGGTATTCATTTTATAATGTAGATAAAGTTATACATTCAGCATCCGATAATTTAGAATCAAATTGAACAATTTGGTTGACTGTGCCTTTATTTGCAACACCCGAACCACCACCATAAAATTGGAATTGAAAAGAAGCTCTACCAGTTAAAGCCGATACGCCACTTGGATTTACGCCACCTAATTTTACACCATTAACAAAAACAATACAATCCGTTCCGTCATTTTGTAAAACAACTTTTTTTCTTCCTTCAGTACTAGCCATTACACGCCCCGCAAAAATACCCGCACCCGCATTGCCTACACATCTAAAATAATTAACACTTTGATAAAATCCAATAAAACGACTTGTTGTTGTATTAACTAATAAATTTAAAATTTCATTGTATGGAACAAAATATGTATCTACAAAAATACTCCAATTTGCATTTGTTGTTTGCAAAGAGCTTGAACCAAAATCAGCTATCCTTGTTGCACTTGAAGCTACAGTAGGGATGTAAGATGATTGATAAGCTCCTGCTTCAGCTTGTGCGCCACAAATCAACAAAGAACCTATAGTTGAAATTGAATTTATGCTATAACTTATAGCAGTTTGTCCAACTCCATAAGTTTTAGTTAAACCACATTGAAACCATCCATTACCTAAATCCGTTATGAATCCGCCAGTTCCAGTTGCTGTTTCATTTACTAAATCATATTCAACAAAATTACCAAAATAAAATGCTTCTACTAATCTAAATTTAGTTAATGTATCTGCTTTTACAATTACATAAATTGAAGCAGTTGTATTTCCTACAAAACTTGTAGTTTGGTTTAAAAATCCTATAGTTGTAAAATCTATTTTAGTTGCATTTATTCCTGATATTACAGAAGTAGAAAAATTTGGAGTTTGAGTACAATTAGATTTTAACCAAGCCGCATTACTAAAATCACTTGAATAAAGATATACATTCGTTCTTTGAGGCTCTAAAAGTAAACTTGGACATCCCCCACCACCATTTTGATAGGTTAGTCTTGGTACATTTAATCGGTCAGTTGTTGGGAAATAAGGCTTTGCAGTTGAGCCTAAATCTAATTGAGCACCCCAAATAAATATACCACTACCTATTGTTCCAGTATATGTTTCAATATTGTTATTTGTACAAGGCATAACTGAATAAAAAGAAGATGCGGATAAATGGCTTGTATTGTTAATTGTGCAACGATACCACCCATTCCCGACATTTTCAATGCTTGGAGTTCCAGTTGTATTATTTGTTCCAATAGTACCATTTGCTAAATTAAACCAAACACTTTGATTTGAGCCGTGAATAGCGTTTACTTTTATCCAATCTCTTTCTGCTTTTTTTGCATAAATTGAATGAGAATATCTAAATCCATTTGTTATTCCTTTATAGACACCATAAGTCACTAAAGTACCATCTTCAACAATTTTAGAAGCGGTTGTTGTTCCGTTAGGTGCTACAGTAGTATTTGGAGTTATTGTAACTCCTGATTTTGACCAAGAAGCATTTGTAAAATCTTGACTATAAGTTAATATATTCCAAGGCGTATTCTCAACCAAACCATCACTATTTATTCTCGTTCCATCTGATGCCCTTGTAAATGACATATCGCCACTTCCATTGCTTGGAATAACTGAATAGACTGTATCTTCTTTATATCCACTTGGGATTAATACCAAGGATGCTTGTTCTAATAAAGTACTCATACTCTCAATGCGTTTAATTTGCTTTTAAGACATTCAATCCCCTCGTAATATCCGCCATCAGCGTTTATTCTTTTTATAAAAGGTTGCACAATTACGTTTATCCCTTTATAAATAGGCTTTAAATATAGTCCTATTCCGAACATATTAATGAATAAAAACCGAACCCGAACTTAATTTAATCTTACCAAATTGGACATCGTTCTTGCAAAACATAATCGATCCTGCCGTCAATGTTTGTGCATTAATTCCCAATGCGGTTACTTGGTTTGTGCTTAAATCGTTGTCATAGTAAATCTCGGCTATTACCGCATCAGCGTTGATGCTTAAAGCACTAAATACCCTTGTTACTGTTGTAGTGCCTGTCACTAATTGACTCCCTACTGCGCCTGAAATTCTTTCTAAACTTGTCATATTTTTTTTTATTTTCTTTTATATTGTAATTACATTACCGTTATTTACTTGTAAAGCCACATAATTCCATAAAGGCATCAAACTTCTTTTTAAAGCTTCATAATTCCCTGAGTCTAACTCAGCTCTAAACTCTACCCATTCAAAGTATGCAAGGTTAACTATTTTTAAACTTTGGTAAGTATCTAAAGGAATTATAAACCCATTTAAAATAAACTTCTCTTCAGGGAATACCCAAATATATTCGGTTGGTATTTCAACGGCATAATGGCTTAATGTCGGGGGTGTTGTATTTGTTTGAAAATTACTTAATTCTAAATCTACTAATGTAAAAGGTTTTAGTTTTTCAAATTCGGATGGAAAATCAAACTCAGAATCTAAAGAACACGCATAGTTATTAATGTATTCGCCACATTTAATTAAAGTTGGTATTAAAAAGTTAACGCCATTTTGAATATTCATCAATGGCATAGCTTCGGCTTTATTTAGTAAAATGTATTCCATTATATTATTGATACTCCTTTATTTGTCATTAGTGTTTGCATAATTGTATTTAAATTAGCAAGGTCAGTCGCATTTAAATGGTCGCCCACAAATGTAGCCCCCATCCTTTTAATTGATGGTGCACTTGTGCCTACTAATATTCCACACCAACCCCCAAAATTTTCTCTTCCAATTTCACCCCCATTTGCACCAGTATTTAAAATAGTTGTTCCTTGGGTAAATCTTCTTGTTGTGGCATTTTGATGCCCCATTATTAAACCACCACCATTAACCATTGATGCACCTTGCCTACTAAAATAATTATTTAATCCAAATGCAGGTACACCACCGAAAGGACCATTTGTATTTATTGCAATATACAAGCCATTTCCACTTGTTGAAGACCATCCCATATCAATTGCAAGAGTTGAAGTTATAGCACTTGTAAGCGAATAAAAACCAAAACTAAAATTAGCACTATCCATTGTGTAGTTATTAATTGGTGCCATTGCATATTGTGTTCCAGTTCCTTCAAGGAATCCTGCTCCATGAATTGGAGAGTTAAAGAATCTTAATCTTTCAGTATTGCCATAGGTTAAATATGGGTAGGCTAAATTTAAAGAGTTGTCATTTGCATTGCTACCTAAAAAAGGATTAAACAATCTTAACTTGCCCATCAAACCTGCAGACACAAGGCTATCGCATAACGCATTTATTGTCGCTTCTTTGCCTGATGTTGGTGCAGTTAAATTAGCCAAAAAAACATCTCTAAAATCTCTTGATTTCCAATTTATAGTTTGGCTCGAAGTTACTATAATAGTAGGCAAAACATTCCCAAATTTATCTATTGTGCCAATGTTATAACTACTTCCAGTTATTACCCAATTGCCACTAATAAGTGAACCTATTGGCGTTCCACTACCATCTATAACTGCTATGTCTTCACTATTTCCACTTCCTATTGTGCCATAATTAACCCCATTAATACTAATAACAACTCCTGCGCAATTTGTTATAGGTGGAATTGGTGTTCCCGTTGTGGGAACTGCACACTCGTTATAATCAAAAGGAGCTGATACGCTCAAAGTTATTAAATGACCTGCAATCCTATCTTTAAAATCGTGAATAAATGGGGTTAAGGTGTTGCTCTTGTCTAAGTCAACATCTTGGTTAAGGTTAAGTGTAGCCAATAAATCTAAGCCAATTTGGAAAGTATCCGATTCAACCTCTACTTTATTGCCATCGCCATCCTCAAGCCTATCTCCGATTAAAATGTTAAAATTGTAATTTATATCGTTTCCGCTTATTGAAGATGGTTGAGGACTAACCCAAAATAAAGGGTATTGCGTAGCTTGAGACGAACTAATCTCCCAAAGGTCTCCATATCCATAGTCTTTTATTTGCAGATGATTGTCGGCAAAATCTTTAAAGTACTGATATAAAATGTTTTTAGTTATCATTTTTTCTTTTCTATGTAAATCATCAACTTTTGCAAGTTCTTTTTTGTGATTTTCTTATTAGCAGTCTTTGCAGTATGGATAGTATTTTCGCTCATTGTTTGTTGTTGTTCTTCTTGACCGTCCTAAATAAATGCCTGTGCCATATCCTAATTCTCTTGATTGAATGTCTTGTAATTTATTATTACCTGACATCCACAAAGGATATATGTTTGAGTTTTCAGCTAAATAACCCGAAAGTCTTTTACCGTAAAACTCAGCCATCCGTCCCCATTTTTGTTCTATCAATTCAAGTTCTCTTTGACTTACTGGTTGTTGATTGTCCGAGTTTTGAGTAACTACGCCTTTATTTGAAAAACGATAGTTAAATATAATTGCCCCATCAGCAATGGTAGCATTGATAATAAAGTCTCTAATATATTCATCTAACAAAGTTTGATTCAAGCCCGTTAAAGTAGAAGCGTTGATTTGGTTTGCTATTTCATTGTAAAGGTCTGAACCTAAAATTTGTTGCAGTTGTAAATCTTGCACCATTATAATTGTCTGAGCGATAAGCTTGTCATCGACATTATTTTCTATAACCCCATATTTTTTAATGGTTGCGGTGCTTACGAAAAGTGGTTTTAAACTCATTTTTATTTATTCTTTTTAACCAATACTGATTCCCAAAAATGTCTGCATGATGGAATATGAGTGACTGTCCCTTTAATTGTCTGCCATCCGCCTTTATACTTGAATACATCATCGTTATAACCTCTTGTACTTGCTTCATTTTGCATATTATCTATTTGCGCTCTTGAATATAATTGATTTGCATTTATAAGTTTAATACAAAAGTCTCTTGAAGTATCTAAAAGTTTAGGACTTAAATTGGTTGTGTATCTCCATTTTGTTTCCAATCCTATTTCTTGACTCTTTGGCTCTTGGATTGTTTTCGGAGTGATGCTTACTTCTCCATTAGATTCCGTGTAGTCTACAAGTAAAGTGTTAGACTTATTTAAGCGTTCTAAACTTTTATAGATTTCACTTTCGCTTAGTCCTAATTTCTTAGCCAAGTCAGAAATCTTAATTTTTTTACCTTTCTTTATTGCCTCGATTAACTTATCGTCATCTTCCTTTGCGAAATTATCAGAGTCGCTATAAACAAAACAAGACTTTACTATAGTGTAATTCTCGGCAGGTTCGCCAATCTCTAAAAACTTAGCCAAGATAAAATCTTCTTCCGTAGAGAATGCGCTTGGAGTGGCTACGGTTGTATCACCACCGACTATCGCAGGAAGATTTATTATGCTTCTTATCTCGTTAGTTGTTAAACTATCCAATATCTTATTTGCAACCAAAGGACTTGCGCTATTAATTGTGGTTAAGATGTCATCCTTTTTAACAAGGTTAGGCTTTTCTATTCCTAATCTCATATAAACCATATCAGCAAATGAGTCCGCATCAATAGTTTTGCTAATAATATCTGAGGTCAATTCAATTCCAATCGGATCGAGCGAAGTCAATTCAACGGGGTTACCTATAAAACCATACAAAGAAAGAATATAATTCATATCCTCTTCTTCTTCTTGTTGTTTTGGCTTCACATAAGTGTTGCTAAAATGTTCCCAAGACAAATCAAATTCTGACCGACCGCCTCCAAGTTCGCCAGGTGTCTTTATTCCAAAAAGTAAACCGTTTGAAACTCTATGAGAATAAAGAATCTTATTTATTGTGTCTTTGCTTAATTGCTCGTATTGTTTGTCAAGGTCATTACTTCTTAAAGGACTAATGGTCGGAGCAGTTGTGTTTGGATTTTGAAAGTTTAAAAGAATCTCTCCTGCATTGTCCGTTCCCGAAGCTTTACTTTTAAAAGCGTGTTCAATCTCGAGTTGTTCTTCGTCATTGATAGCCGTTCCGTTAAAGAAAGTGACCATTGTTCCCGCTGAGAATCCCGTCTTTACATTGTTTAACTGAAAGAAGTTGCACTCTATGTCCGTTTCTATGGGTGTAGCACCGCTATTGTACTCAGGTAATGGGTATATGTCACTCGCGGGATTATCGTCTATTAAATAAAGGATTTGTTTGCCCTCTCTTTTTAAAGGGTTAAACGCTGGTAATGTAACTGTATCTTCAGGAAGTCTGCCGTTGCTCTTTTTCCATTTAGAATTGGTCGATTGTTCTCTTGTCCATTCCTTAGAGATGTAAAACTCCGACTTATCAACGCAAGTTCTAATCGTGTTAAACGGCTGAAGCTTTACTGATTTAATATTTCCAAAAACATCCCATTCAATTAAGTATGCACACCCACCGTAAAGAGTTCTTTCAAAGATTTTCTTTCTCGCTAATTCATCAGCCGTTTGAGAATTATTTATAGAGTTTAAAGTTTTTTGTAAACCTATTTTGTCGCCATTCCAGTCGGCTTTAATTTTAAAACCTTTTCCAAAAATATAAGTTGCCTTACCTTTTATTATCGCACCGTGTATTCCTGAGTTATTGTATAGATAAGATAAATAGTCTGAGTAATCATTGTTCTTACCATAAGGCACATACACCATATTAGGTTGTTTGCGAAAGATGGGCGTTTCATTAGCGTAAAGGGGAAACTTGCTGAATGAATAGTTATTAGTTTGGCTCATAGGCTTTGCGTGTTAGGTTAGATTCGTTTTCAATTCTTGAAGTCAGAGTCTTGTCATAGGTCATTAGTCCATTTTCGACTACCGTCAAACCCGTAGGGACTAAATTAGTTGAACTTGCTTGTTCATATACATTGTAGGTATATTCATCGCCCAAAGGGATTTGAATTTCGCCAATTAAAGGACTCGGAGTTGTTGTCTTAACCACAATTGTAAATTTATTATAGCGGTCAAGATAAAGGCTCGTATCACTTGCAATACAATAATACTTTTGTTGAGTCTGATTGTTTATAAACTCAAATAAAAAATTAGGATTGCTAATCGTTACCTTTTCGGATAACGTCAATACAACCACATTCGAACCTAAAACAAGTCTAACCATTACTTACATTATATTAAAAAGTAAAGTAAGTACAAAAAAAAAGGGAAGCCCTAAAGCCTCCCTTTAATTTAATTATTAATTCTTAGATTAATGAAGTTACAATTGCTTGAGAAACCCCATAAGGATAAGTCTTCTCCTCGCCTGTAAATGTCAAAACAAATCCGTTAAGGTCAGATGCTGCTTTTCCAGTTCCTGCCGTTCCTGTAGAAAGGTCAAGACCATTCTCAGAACCATACAAACTAAACAAACCGTTTTTATCTTTAACGATAAACATCAAAGGTTTCTGAGCAAGTACTCTAATCTCGTTACGTTTAGCAACGTCGAATTTATCTAAAGAAAATTCAACCGACTGCATAATGTAACCACTACCTGAAGTAACCTCACCTGCGTTATCCGCTTTAGCCTCTGCCGTGTTTCTTCTAAGTTCATACTTGTAGAACTTTTTTCCACCCGTCATTGCCATTACAGTAACCGCACCCGCTGAACTTGCGAAAGTAGCGGTGTTCAAATACTCTAATTCTCCGATGTAAACTTCATCGACTCCGCCAATACTATCTCGGCAGTCCAATGTGAATCCAGTTGATAGTAAACAAGCCATGATTATACTAATTTAAATGTTACGATTTCGTTCGGGAATTTCACTTGAGTACCTACTTTGAAGTGGATGTCTAACATCATTGTTAATGAGATTGGATTCTCACGGATGTTGAACATATCTTCGTCAGATTCAAGGTCAGTTCCGATTACAAAGTTAGAAGTTCTACCAAGATGGATGCGGTTAGTACCGTCCAAACCGTAGTAAGCTACAACCTTAATACCAGTTCCTGGAAGTATTAACTCTTGAGATTGATAAGCACTTCCGTTTACGCCATCATAGTAAAAAAGGTTAGCAGATTTCAAAGCTAAAATCAATTTGTCAAAAGTGTCACCACCTACAAAGAATTGTAAGTCAGCTTTGCCTTTCAACTTCGCTGGAAGAACTGCCCACATACCGTCGAATATTCCGATTACGTTAGCTGAAGTGATACCTGTTCCTGTAGTGATACCTGTAGGGTTACCGTTGATAGTAGTTGCAGAAGCGTCAAGGATGATTTTGTTGAAACCATCAAATTGAGTTAAGTTAGAACCACCTGAACCACCGATTGCAGATTGCCATAATGCAGTCTCTTTAGCCTCAGTCAATAAACCTACTAAGAAGTTTGTGAAGTCAGCTTCGAATGCAATATAGTCATACATGGTGCCTGGGCGCAATGCTCTCTCAGTCCAAAATCCTTCAAGTTCTTTAGCACAAAATTCTTGCTGAACTTTGATTTTACCAACTGTGATGGTTCTCTTTGAGAAGCCTGTCTTACCCGATGCGTTGAACGCACAAGCGGTGTCAGCTTGGTAAAATAACTCAGTTGTGATGTAGTGCAAATCAGCAGTACTCTTGATACCTGTTTGTTTAGCGAAAGTTGCTCCTGTCTTTCCTTCGTAGAAAGAACGGATAAGCAATTCTAATGATTGATCGTTAACTACCGCAGGAAGACCTGTGGTGTCATAGGCGAATTTTTTAAGTTTCATCTTATTTTTATTTTATTTTGTTTAATATTTCAGTTAATCTTGAGAATTGAGATGCGCTTACTGATGCTGATTTTCTCTTTGCATCTTTGCTAACTTCTTCAACTTCTTCAGTTTTTGCAAGGATTCCAACTGCGCTAAATAAAGCGGTTGCTTTTGCGTTTAATGCTTCAATTTCTGAAGCGTACTTTGAGTGGATGTCAGCGATTTGATTGTTGAAATCATTTGCCTGAGCTTCCAATGCTTCGTTTACTTTAGACATTAATGCTTCGTCAATTAAAGGGCTTTCTTCTTCAGCGGTTGCAACCTCTTCGATAACGCCACCCATTACAGTGATGACAACATTACCTTCTAAAGTGTGTTCTCCATCGGGAGCAGGAACTTCAGAACCATCAGGCATTACCAAAGTTACACTTTCGCCTACTGCGATAGTACCTTTTACAATTGCGCTTCCGTCTAACAAGCTTGTCTCTACAAATTCAATCGCAGGTTCTACGATTGGAGCTTCTTCAGAAAAAACTTTCTTAAGTTGATTCGTTAGGTCTTCGCCCAAAACCTTTTTTAATTTATTAAATTCCATATTCGATATTATTTTATTTTTTAATTCTTCGTATTCAGTTTGCTCGGCTTCATCTACCTTTATATCATTAAAGTAACCCTCAACTGAGAAACCTCTTATATCTCCGTCTTTAGCTTTCTGCCAAACTGATTCATCGTCAATTTTTACATAGCCAAACCAAGAACCATCGGGAGCAGGAGTGAAGTTATCAGGCGTTTTCATGCCTAATTTACTGTCTATAATAAAATGACTTAACAAATAAGCACCTTTTACGGGTTGATTGTCATCATGGTTAAGGTTAAAACTTAGCGGTTTGCCACTTTTAGCCAACTTATTAACGATTCTTGCGATGCTTTCAGCGGTAAATTTGACATAATATTGAGTCCCGTCATCGTCTTTGCGAAAGATTGGCATTTCAGCGACCATTAAAAATCCGCCAAGTATCCTTTTTTCTTCATCTATTACGGTAAATTTATGCTCAATCTTAGGTTCTTCAGCTGAAAATGTGTGCCAATTCCTTTCAATAGCGGGTTGTAAAACTAAACCGACTGCGAATACTGAAGTTTCATCTTCCAAGTTTTCGTCGATGTCCAAAACATATAAAGGTAGCTTCATTGTTTATATAATATTTATAAGTTGATAATATACAATATAGACTTATATCAATGTTGCATTATGTCTAATCTTGGCAACTCTGCCTTGAGAATCGGTTATGTCTTTCTCCAGTACATATACTCTTTGATTTGGATTCATTGCAGGGCGATTGCTTTCAAACTTGTCCATTCTTGGAGGTTGACTTGAAACCGAACCACCACCACCACCCGAACCACTCGGAGCAGATGTTGAGCCACCACCACCTAACAAACTCTTTGCTTTACTCGCTGCACCTAATACCGCAGCAACCTGAGAAGCATAAAACACGGGCATAGTCAATGCAGCCGCAGGGCCAGACAAACCGATTGCAGATTGTTGAGCAATTCTCAAACCTTGGATAAATCCTAATGCCGTGTCCGTTGCTATTTGTGCAAGTGCTAAGGCTTTCCCTGCATTGGTATTTTTAAATTGTTGACCTAATGCCAATTCGCCTAAAGCGTTTAATGCTAAATAAGAATCATTTACGATTGACATTTTAGCGTTTTCAATGTCTTGCTTGTCCTTTAATTCTTGCGCATCTAATTTCTTTTTTTGGTCTTTATTATATTTATACTGCTCAATGTCCCAAGCTAAATTAAAAGCGGTATCTTCCCTTTTCCTTTGTTCTTCTTTGTCACTTGCTTCTTTATCTAATTCTGATAATGAATCAATATTTTCCTTTTCGGTTTTTGCAAGTTGTTCCCTATCTTTTAAAGCTTGTTGGTCTCTCTTAATTCTTTCTTGTAATGCTTGTTCCGATTTTGCCTTTGCATCTTCATTACCTTTCTTTTCATCTTTAACCCTATCTTGTTGTTCTTTGCTAATTATTTTATTTTCATTTTCAATTTTTCTTGCTTCTTCAATTTTTTGATTAGCAATTTCAGTGAAAGTTTTTGCCTCTTCTTGTAATATTTTTTTCCTTTCTGCAGTTCCTTCTGCTTGTGCAATACTTTGGTCTGCCTGAAAAGATATAAAACCATTCCTTAGACCACCTATAACATTTAGTGTTTTTTGCCCAAATGAAATATTGTCTTCCATAGATGCCGTTACCCCTTCAACACCTTTTTTACTTGCTTCATTTAAGAGGGCAGTTGCTTCGGCTCTTAATAAACTTGACTTAATGAACGCTTCAGTTTTTTCCCTAAATATTTTTTCTGCTTCGTTTACATTACGAGCAACCCCAAGAGTTTCTCCAAAGTTTTTATTGTATTCATACAATGCCTCCTTTTTACTTATAACACCTTTCCTTGCAAGGTCAAAACTGGTAGACATTAGGGAAATACTTTTAGTTACCTCAGCCATTTCTCCAATGCCCTCTTTCATTACTTTGTTATACTTCTCTTCCTCTTCACTTACCCCACTTGTTACCTTGGCAAGTTTTTCCAATCCATAAATCAAAGCAGTTACTAATATTGCAATGCCACCTAAAACAGAGGCTTTCATTGCATTGTTCATCTTAGTCCACGCTCCACCTAATAAGTTAGTACTTAATGCACTCTCTTTGTTTAATGTGTTTGCGACTGCCTGAATACCTGCAAGTGCTGACATTGCTCCTTGAAGCTTGACCATTGTTTTCTGCAAGTCTTCGTTTTCATCTCCAAGCAAAGCAGTTACACCTTGAACGGCAGCAAAACCCCCGACAAGACCTTGAGCGGCTGACATTAAACCATCTAACATTTTGGAGTCACTCGCTAAGTTTTTAACCCTTGCACTTACATCGCCAATTCGATCCTGCAAATTTCCTGCTTCTTTTGAGAGTTTGTTAAAGGTTTCAGAATCTAAAGTACCCGAAGCCAATAAAGTTTTTATCTCTTTTAGCTGAGCCTTTAAACTCTTGGTTTTGTTTTCGACTTGTTCAACCGATTCGCCACCTTTGATGACTAAGTCGACCTCTATTTTAGTTTTTGCCATTGTTTTATTATTATTTTTAACCTACACTACCTATGCTTAAGAATGAGCCATCGCCCATTGGGATGAATCTAATCCAAGAGTTTGTGTCCATTGTATTTGTGCCAGTTGGGTTAGCAGAAAAGTTTATTTGTGGAGTTAATGTGCCACCAACATTGACTCTTATATGCCCATTAAATTGAATCATAACATCATTTGTAGATGTCGCAGTAACAAGGGTTGATGCCAATTGTGTAACTCTCGTAACGGCACTTGTCGCACTCAACGCATTTGGATTCACATTAGATGCTTGTACAAATAATTCCATAGAAGAAATTGTCAATCCAGCATTCGCCAAAAAAGCAATAGCAGTTGTTTTTGTTGTTGTTCCCGTTGTGATAAAATAACATCCACTAATTTCATAAGTTGTGTTCGCCTCCAATGTCCAAACATCACAAGTTGTAGGGAATGCCGTTTGCACACCCGAAGCAGAAGCCAATGTAAATGGACTTGAAAGGCACACTTTCATTGTTGATTGCAATAATCCACTTGTTGTTCCTGCGGTAGAAACATTCAACTTTGTTTTTATTGTTGTTGCCGTTTCATCCCCAGTATTAGTGCCTGAAAGATTTGCTAAGTCAGTTATATCCGCATCGGTTACATATCTTTTATTACTTGAGTCAGGTATAGTTGCAGTTGTTAATGCTCTGTTCTTCCAAAGACTTGTAGAACTTTCGTAACTTAAAACATCGTTATTAGCCTCACTACTTAAACTAACATTATGCAGTTCATTAAGTTCAAACCCATTTATAATAGAGTAAATTATTCTACCATTTGTAGGACTTGTTCTTGCAACTGTTCCGATTCTAACTGCGTGATTTGGTGCTGATGGTTTTACATTTGTCACATATCCCGCAGTCGCATAGTCTAACCAAAGTGTATCACCATCGGCAAGGACTAAAGATGTAAAAGGATTTGGTGCAGTTGTTCGTGTATCTAAATTGTGTAAAGTTCCGACTGCACAAACATTACCATCACTATTATTAGCAATGTTAGCCATTACAACCCCGAAAGTTCCTGAGCTTGTAGACTCGGCATTCGCCTGAGCAAGTATAGCATTAGGTCGGTTGCCTGTTGATCCACTTAAATAGACTATCTTACCTTT